CATCCCAACCACGTGCATATGATCGGCCTTGCCACCTGATTGGTGCATAAGAATCTTCCCTACATAGTCACCATAGCGAGGAACGAGAACACTGCTGTCGCACCCCATGCCTGCGACATCCACTCCCAATCTCATTGGCACTGAAGGGATGGAATTCGTCTCTTGTAGTTCTCTCCATCTTATATTGGCTTTCTCTATCCATTCGTAGGGAATCAAGACATCTTCCGCAATTTTAGGGAACAGACCCAGCACCTTTATTCTGAAAAGGTCGTTCGGTCGATACATTTTCCTTTCCCATTTGAAATCGCCCAAATCTTCGTTGAAATCATCCTTTGTTATGGGAGTACACCATGTTTTGACCTTATCTTTGACCCATTCGTAGTTGACCTGTCCTGGGATGACATTCGCCTTCCTCCTTATGTTTTCTGCATTAAGTGAATTTAATCTGAACTTTTTGAAACGCACCGACTTCATCGCCCTTGCGGCATAACCTGTCGTCACGTTCGGGTTGAACACCAACAGCAGACGTGAGTTACCTTGCAGGTTTCCCTCGATGGCTGCATATATGTCCTCGGAGATACCTGACGCTTCTGTCACAACAAACATTGTGTTCACTGCATGGAAGCCCGACCAAACCTCAGTGTTGTCATCTGCCGATTTGAATCCTGTCAAGAACCATTCTTCATATTCCGTTCGTATGTCGTCTGCCACCAAACGGCCTGGCAATGCACCCGCCGCCTTGAACAATCGTCTTATCTCAGGGGTCATAATATCGTGAACTTGTCTTATTGAAGGCGCGGTAAGAGCTATTTTCGTATTTTCCACCAAACAGCCATTTCTATCCCATCTCGGAGTTAGGTACATAAAGCACAAGGCCGCACAAGCGGCCACATAGTCTTTACCCCGTGCCGTGCCACTCGCCACAGCCACCATGGGATTATTCTGCACGGCGGTTATAATCGCCTTTTGTTCCCTGTCAAGTCTTGCTTTTAGTACATCCGAAACGAACGTGTTCCAGTCACTCCTCCACCGTTTCAGATAGCACTTTAATTTCTCGTCCGCTGTCTTTTTGTAATTGGTTTGGCTCATCTGGTAAAGATTTCATCAAGTCCAAAAATGGGTTTACTGTTACTTCCGTCTGCTGTCTCTCTATATATCCACGGTTCTTCCCTTGGCATTTTAGGAAGAATATTGTCGCCGTCACGTTCCCATCCGTTATTGCTTTCAACAACTGTGACTCGGCTATATCAAGAAGGCTCTCTTTCGCAGCATCCATTTCCTCCTTCAGCTTAGGGCTTTTGTTATACCATCTTATCAATGTTCCACGGCTCACATCAAGAGCCGCCGCCGTGGCTGACATATTACACGCTTTCTTCGTGTACAAGTCCGTAATGTACTTTGCACTTGGCATCTTTGTTGAACGTTTCCTCATATTTATGATTTTATAAAGTCTTCAAGATAAGAAAATCTTTCTGTTATCTTCCCATTTTTCAAGATTGTGGCACGTTTTATCATTTCATCTTCGCAGCCATTCGTGAGCAAGTGGTTTGTTATGACATCTTCAAGCTCGGTGGAGAATCCCGCGCTTGCATCTATCGGGATGGCATTTGGCAGATTGTCAACCGCCATGACTCCAATTCCTTTCCTAAAAGAACATTCGACAATACGGCCATCATCGGACATCTTTACTGCGTAAAACGGCTTCTTGTGCGTTGACGTGTGTATGGTGGTGCGGACGCTTCCTTCTATATCACAGGTAATGTCACCTACAACTTTAATCTTATTATTTCCGCTGCGCAAAGTATTCTCTGACAAGTATATTGGTTGTCCTTTCTCCCATTTGTGCGCTGCGATTAGCGTATCGTATTTCTCTGCGTATTTGTCAAATTTACTCACATACTTTTCTGGATGCTTATGAAAGTCATCTCTGTTGTATTTTGAGCCATCTTTACGTTCTACGAGGTCGGATGTGTTGGCGACGGAATAACACAGACCGCTTTCCAGTTCCTTACTGTTCAATGGAACTTCTTTATATCCGATGAATCTTAAAACAATCTGTACTCCGAGAGAGGCTTTGCCGTTCCCAGTGACAAGTATTTTGTTTTTGATGGATTTTAGCTTGTCTTTTACACCAAGGAGTTTGTCTATTCCGTAAATACCGTGAAGATTGCCAAAATCATCAATCCTATTACGGATGGCGACAAGGCGTAATGTATTGTAAGCTCCCACGACACCAGCGTACCACCCAAAATTACAAACACGTTTTCCCTCATCGTCAACGAGATATTCGTAGTCAGTGAATGTTATCCTTTTGTCCATCATCGCTTGAAGCAATGGCTTATTGTATGGCTGCATTTTTGCGATGTGGCCAAAAAAGAAATAATGCTTGTTTGGTATCAGAGCGTCTATGTTCACTTCTCGGACACCAAACAAGACATCACAGTCGGACATATCCTCTTTGTTTACCTCGACACCCAAATAATCATAATCGGATGGTTTGAATACCCTTCCTTCTGATTTCTCCAGATACAGAGCGATTTCATTTCCATGTTCCTTTAATATCTTAGCTGCACTCTGTGGCGATATTGCCACACGTCTGTCTAACGGTGTCCTTGTCTCTCTTATTATACCTATCTTCATAACATTTCATTTTATCTTTGCTGCGTTTCCTGCACATGGTTTCCTTTGTCATATTTCATACCGAGCACGGCCAACTCCAAGAGCTTGCAGAAGCCCATGTGAGCACTTTTGAGTTGGTACTTGTGACGTATTTCTTTCGTTAGTTTGAGCATGAATTCTTCATTGGTCTCCCCATCCGCCAAGACGACCAAATCACCTTGACGTACATCTTCATTTACTATGCCGAGTAGTTCTTCAAGGTTCATGAGGTCTTTTCTATATAGAACTACATACATTGAATATGTCTCGCTCTCTGGAGTAAAAGAAACTCCGCTAAGGTCAAGCGCCTGTAGTTGATTTATATCTATATTGGCGAATGCCTTGAAATCAACGCTCTGAATCTCTTCAAACAAACGCTTTAATATTCCTTTGTTGTCTTCACCATGCAAAGAGTTGTGGGATAACTGTAATGCGATTATCTCGTCATTAGACAAGTCCTTTTCTTCGGCATATATGACAGGAACGGTTTTGTATCTCAGCTTTACAGCGGCACGGTATCTGTGGTGACCGCTGAATATGACAAACTTTCCATCGGACGCTCTTTTGTAACATCCAATGGCCGAGGACAGGCCACCGCTCGTCTCAATGTTTCTTACCAACCGTTCAAAGTCTTTCTTTGTCATTTCGTTGGCGTTTTGTTCCGCTTCTTCAAGCTGATTTATATCTATCTCTTCAAGTTTCCACTTATTCATGATTATTTCTTGTTTTTCTTCAATGATTGATACTTGTCAAATGCATCTTTAACCGTTCCCATAGTGCCGAGTACGGTTTCATAAAGCAGGCTGTTCCCATCTCTTCCGAGTTTATTGAACACTCCTCTGTATTTCATTGACACAGGCAGATGTGTATAAACTTTCGTAAACACCGTGCTTTGGTCTTTTCTTCGTGAGCGTGACAGCGAACGTTTAACGTAGTCGGTCTTGATTAAATAAAGAATAAACTTTGACAGTCTAAATATGTTGTTGTTCGTGCAAAAGTCAGAAAGCAACCACAAGTCATACTCGTCTAATCCCCTATGTCGCGGAAGGTCAAAGCCGAACCCCCCAAGTAGGTATTTGTCATAGAACACGAGAAAAGCGAACCTGCTTCCAGAGGTTTTCTCCACTTTCTTTATGTAAAGGTCTTGTGCGATGTGCAATATGGTTGGTTTTACACGGCATATCTTCACTTTCTTCACATCATCTATTTCAAGGTCATCAGGCGGAGCAACAAAGGACGCTGTCTCGATTTCTTCTTTTTTATTTGAGATTGCATTTTCTTTGGTCTCTTTAGTTGAATACAAGACTGTTCCCCCAACCTTTGCTACTTTCGGCATTTCAAGGTACTGGTTTGTGCTTACCATTGTCAAAGTCGTACCTTTTGGCATATTGTATGGAATGTCTTTATATTCGGTACGCTTCCGCTCGAAAGCACCGTCATAGTCTGACATCTTTTTCAGCTTCATTACCGTTGTTCTGTGCTTCCCGAAATCATCAAATTGGAAGAATATATCCCCACCGTATTCTATGGAATCGTTCAAAGTGCCTATATGGTATTCAACCGTACTTAGGAAATCTATGAGGTTTTGGGCAATAGGACGTGCCTTGTTTATTGTATCTTCTATCGCATCCACATACGATTGTAACGTTTTTTCAAAGTATTCGCCTTTCTTGAAGAATTTCCTAAGTTTGTGAAATGTAAGCAAGCAGGACACTTGCGTAATGGCATCGTCTTTTACGACTTTCTCCAAGAACTGCGCTCTTTCCCTATAATGTATTATCAACTTCCCATTGGCCACAAGATACAGCACATGATTAAGCTCATCATTATTGAATATAACGACCTTCTTCTTTGCCGCCATCTTAGTCTCAAAGGTGAACAGTCTCGGATTGACACTGACAATCTTTCCTTCAATAACCTTGTCTATTTCACTTGCGATTGGACTTGTTACGTCAAGCGCACGATGCGTATATTCGCCTCTATCCTCTCTTTCCACATTACTTAGAAATATCGGAGGGTGTGGTAATTTTGGAAACCCATACCTTACTTTTAACTCTTTTATAAAAATGTCTTTTGACGTTATCTTCTTAAAATCTTCTTCTGTATGATTGATAGCATAATCAATGAATCTGTACGAGAATATGATACAGTTTATCATTTCTTGATAATCTGTTGTAGAGTTGAAGAGCCTGAACTCCACCGTCCCCCTCACCAAATAGGACGAGATATTCACGAAATGACGCACGAAACCCTTATTGGATGAGTTCTCCAATACTCTTTGCAGACCCTCTTTCGTATTTTCACACGCTTTAATACGGTTATAGAACTGCAATGTCGGACTTGGTCTGTATCTTTGCTCGTCACTATAAGGAGGCTCATGGCAAAGTTCCTTGAGTATGCCACTTGTGTAATACGTCAAATAGAAAATGTCCTTAATCTTTTCAACAGACAAGTCACCTACCCATATATGAACTTGCAAAGCAAGGTCACGTATTCCGTATGCCCCATTCTCCACACACGAATCTATTAGATATTTAAGGTTGTCAAGGTCTTTGTGTCTTAGACACATTGGCGGAGTGTTTATCTCTCCGCCGTATTTGTAAGTGCTTGTTCCACGAGTGCCATCGCTGTTATGCACGACCTCTTCCTCGTCCCAAACGAAGCCACTTGGCATAACGACCTTAGCCTTTTCCACATTCGCATATTCTATTTCCAGTCCAAAAGTCCTTTCTGTTATCCTATTCATATCGTGTTATATATGCTTTATTGGTTCTCCGTTCTTCACACCGCCGAAATGTACCATAGGCTTGTCGCCTCGTTTAGGCAACTCGTTATGTTTTACCGCAAGTTTTTTCCACAGTTCTATGGTTCTCTTTCTTACTGTTTCCATCGCTTCCTCGTTGTTTCTTTTCACTTTCAAATGAAACAACCTTTTAAGTTCGTGGATGGTTTCATTATAAACGCTGAGATAGTTTTCTTCTTCCATAATCAAAACAATGATAGTTCATGTTTTACTGTTTTCATATTTGACTTATATTCAGATATGAAACATCCTGCATTATCATTAAGCCATTCAGCCGCAAGATGTCGGTGACAAAAGTCAGATGGTTTCTCCCAACAAAGCAACGCGCAGTCATTCCCTTTCGCAAGGCTGTTTATTTCCATTAGAACGGCGCAAGCATCAAGTTTCGCCAATATATCGTTGTATTCTTTAATATACCGTTCACGTCCTATGTCCCCTTTCACCATATCCCATGTCGGGGCGAGTGCTGTGTACCTCAATCCGTTCCACCAACGTGGCGGACCTATTGCGATACTTATCGGCGTTATGCCAGCGTTTATCAGTTCCTTCGCTTTCGCAAAATAAGATGTGTATATTTCCATTTGTGAATGTGTATTTTGCAAATTTAGTATTTATCTAATTATAAACAAAATTTTATCCTTTATTTTTCAAAATCTATAATTCACTGCAAGCCAAAGCGCATCACGTGCGTCTTGGTTGCAACGCCCCACTTCTTTAAGTTTCCGTAAACGGAGCTGTTTGTTCAGCTCGTCGTGCGTTATCTTTCCGTCCGTGCCTTTCCAGCATTTCCGTAACGGTCTTACCTCTTCATATTCCAGTCCGTGTGATTTGAGCATGGCTTCTATGTCAAATCCTGCCTGCCTGTTCTCTCCAAGCCCGATGCCCACTTTGACCGCTATCGCCGTGGACTTTCTTGCGTTTTCGTGCCAAAAGGATTTGTTAAGCCATCCTGCCTCTATTATGATTTTCGTCGTTGCGGCATTACTTTCACTTACGCAACGGTTGACGATTTCGGGCAACGTCAATGACAACGCTTCCGTTTCGTGACCTTTCACTATGCCTATTCCCGATTTCTTACTATCGGGGTCAATGGCGATAACGGTGTCATATTTTACAATCTCATATCGCCCTTTTTCGTTTATCCTTATAGTCATGTCTTTCTCCTAAAATGTTTATTCACGCATCCTCTCTGCCACAGCACGCACCACCGCTCAAAAGGACACCTGCAGAGGGTTGGCTCACCCTCGACGCTCAACGAATGAGGATTGTAGGCGTGGATGCAGTCCTTGCACAAGCCGAGAAATGTATCGTGGTTCTTCTTTACTGCCATACGATACTATCGTTTATAATGCGCTGCCCTGTTTTAACGTTATCATATTCTCGTCGGGAGATTTCGAGCCTATGCCTTTTCCCCGCACTGTCCTCTATGACTATAAGCCATGAGGCAGGAATGACGGTTGTGATTGGAACGCAAGCCTTTCCTGTATTCACAACTGTTACAATAGTTTGAGGCGGCTTGAGCCTCTTTTTAACTATCACTCCTGAGACAGGCTTGTGCTTACAACCTATCAATAGGACAGCCAAACCTGCCAATAATATTTTCTTCATACTTTATCATTATTAAGTGTTTGAGGGCTTCTCCGCTTTTCTGTCTTATCTTTCCTGCCTCTTTCTTCTTTGTTGCCATATTTTGTCAAAAGGAACACGCCGCACTGAAAATTCAAAGTGTCTAATTCCAAATGTTCCGCTGTGCGGCATGTTCCAGATTATTGCTACCTTTGCAGCGTCTAATTTTAAATGTTCAAATTATGAGATTAACACTCAATGACTTGTACGCCTTGAAAAAGGCCACAAACCTTATGCGCGGTCGTAATCCAATCCATCTCAACATCGACGAGTTGCCTGAACTCAAGAAACGCTGGAACAGCATCTACATATACCTTAGCAAGGACAATATGGGATGTATCGCTCAAACAAGGTGTATGATGTTCGGGGACGATATGCGATTCAACTCCTTTGTCTCACGCCTTGATGATATGATTGAGGAAAAGGAACGAGAGCGCAAAGCACAGAATTTGCAGATGA